CACAAATCACAATTGCCACATTCATCCTTTTCATTCCCATCTTTACCATATGTGTGACCGTGTGGGCATTCTTTTTTGGATCCTTTGGTGGCTTTTCTCTTGGCTCGAGTTGGTTTGGATTTGGTTTTTTCCTCTTCCTCTTCCTCCTCTTCCTCCTCTTCCTCCTCTTCCTCTTCCTCAGGTTCCGGGGCTGTTTTCTTTGTTGTTTTCTTCTTCCTGGCAGGTTTTACATCCTCTTCCTCTTCTACCTCTTCATACTCCTCTTCTTCCACCTCATCAGGATCAGCCTGCTCAAAGAACATAGATTTCAACTGATCATAAGAAAGTACGGTGAGCATTTCATCCAGGTTGGGAATTGCATCTACATAATCATCTTCATAATCAGCATCCCGGTCTTCAAACTTGATTACAGCGGCTTCATGATATATGGCTTTATTAAACTTCTTTTCACGGAATCGTACATCAAGTGTTTTACCTCCTTCGAGATTTGGAAATACTTCATTTTCTTCATCCACTCCAAGCTCCTCATCCAATTGCTTTTCAAACAGGTGATAACTCATATCAAATACGTATGGTTTTTCCTTATACTCTTCTTCAAACTTAGAGGTATCAATTGGGATAATTACATACAGGGAACGATCTTTTGCAAAAATCTCCTTGATATCATCCCACTCTTCTCCGTCATCATTTAATTTCTTGGCATGCTCACAGATTGGACAAGGTTTCCCAAAGGTTTTAGGACAAACTACGGTTTCTCCATCAATTCCAATACCCTTGTGGACTTTAAATGGTTTTTTCCACCAAATATCTCCAACTACGGCATCTCCATTTTCATCATCCCGGTCCAGGTGATGTTCATCCGTTACAATGTAAGGCATGATGTCAAATTTGCAACTTCCTTTTTCAGGTTTAAACTGTTCCACTCCATCCGGTAATACCAGATAACGAGTTCCTTTCTTTTCGGATTTCTTCTTTTCAATATTCCGTCCTATTCTACCACGGAATGAAGTTCTTTTCTTTTTAGCCATTTTGTTTTTGTTTTTATGATTAAACACTTTTTCTTTTCAACTTAGCACCAACTCGTTGATTGAGTTCCTTTTTTCTTGTTTCACGTTCCTCAGTAATATTCTTAGGAATAGATGGTCCGGCAAAGTAATCAGCTATGAAAAGCTTCACAAGATTTTCCAAAGCAGCTTTTCGAGTATAACTGATTTCCTTGTAAGTGATTTCTGCTACGTTGGCTTCAAACTGAGCCTCCACCCATTCATCCTTTGCCTCCTTATGTCGTTTATGGTTTCGGTAATAGGCTTCTATATTTGGTCCGGTTGGTTTTACATCTCCACCCAAATATTTTTCAGGGTTATCATTAGCTTCTTTGATCAGCTCCGAGCGGACCAATTTGATGTTCTCTTCAGCTAGTGTGAGTGTGTTTTTACATTCAGCCCAATGACGTCCGTATCTGGTAGCCAATACTGCTTGATCCAATAATTCCTGATCAAGAGCTGATTCATCAATGTACATGTCTTGTTCGTAGTTCATATTTATTTGGTTTAATTAATTTCAAATTAAGCGGAAGGAGGAAAACAAACCGCTATGAATGAAAAACCTCCTTCCGCTTCAAGGGAGTGATCCAATCCCCGAATCACTGAGGACTCCCTTGACCATTGCCGAACTGCTGCATACGCTGCCGGTTGGATTTTGCATCTTAAATACAAATGGCAAACATGTACTGTAACTTTCTCAGCCTTATTAAACGGATCCCCCTTGCTGACCGATCAATCCGCAATTTCTTAGTTACCACCGGGCTATGCATGTTTGCCAAATCTTCAAAGAACGAAGGGATGCGGACGAGCAAACCAAAACCCATTGTTTAGTCATGAAAAAAACAATCAAAATCCGCATCCCTATTTTATAATAAGTCAAAAACATAATCGGGCTCAAATCCTTCAGCAAATAAAACTTCTTCTGGATCTTCTCCTAAACGAACAAGATTCCGCATCCCCTTTACTAGATTATCAGCTTCTTCCGCAAGGCATTTATCACGGGACATAATTGCTAAATGTAAATCAGTTAATTTCATTTTATCCTTTTATAATTGTGTAGCAAGCAAAAACCAATCCTGAAAATCCAGTATTATAGAATGGCTCGATCATCTCTTCCATAATCAACCCACACCGTTCTTCATCCTTGTTTAATAACACTGACTGACAATACCCCAGCACATGCCTACGAATGGATTCAGGATCTTCATTTTTCAAACCTTTCAATATCTCTGCCACTCGTTTCCATCCTCCACCCTTTAATAGAATTCTACATAGTTCTATTGATTGGCTTTGGTTTTCAGCAGCTTTCGTAGCCGTAGCTAATCTATTCTCAGGATTTACTCTGAGAACCTGGTCTAAGATCTGTAAAGCGTTTCGTGGATAACAGAAACTATCCTGTATGATCTGATCATATACTTGTTTTTCCAAATTCTCCTCCTCCGCCTTCACCACTTTTCTCAGTAAACTAAACATTTGCTTTTCTTCCAATGGACGAACTTCAAACGTGGAGCATCTACCTTTAATTGTAGGAAGCAGTTTCTGAGGATCTGTAGTGCAGAGTATAAAGTAAACATGTGTCGGGGTATCTTCCAGAATCTTCAATAAAGCGTTTTGAGCATCGTTGGTTGTTTTATGTACCTCATCTACCAACCAAACTCTCACATCTCCTTCGATTGGTTTGTATTGGGCTACCTTACGAATTTCCCGAATCGTATCAATACCACGAAAGTCAGCAGAATCAACTTCAATGAAATCAGTTCCTTTAGCTCCTAACTCTTTTGCAATGATTCGACCGATGGTAGTCTTTCCACAACCTGTGGGCCCTGTGAGCAAAAAAGAGTGAGGACAGGTTTTTGGATTGGCCAACATGTTTTGCAGACTTTCAACAACCTCCCGGTTTCCTATGATTTCTTCAAGCGTCTGTGGACGGTATTTCAGATATAAATTCATTTATTTAATATTTTCCTATTTATTATATTATACTCAAAAATTCATTTTCATTTAAGGAATCTCTATTTTCTTTTTATCTGCCCAGCTTGCATCAACATCACAAACTTCGGCATCAACAGATAATGGGACGTTAATCCACTTCCAGGTACGTGGTAATTCCTTACAAGTTATTTCTTTTGCCAGGATCAAAATCTTTTCTAATTCAGGAGGGTATACATCAAATACAATTTCATCATGTATTTGGCCGATTAAACGGGTTTTATAGTTGAACCGATCCAATATGGTATCCAACCTAATAAAACTCCATAATAGGCAGTGAAACGCTGCTCCCTGGACTGGATAGTTGATACAGTCATTCCTACCCATTATTCCAGAACAGGTAAAGCCGGTTTTCATCTTGATAAATCCATTCTTTTGATAAGTCTTCCACCATTGCTCCTTCCATTTTGCATACTCCCGGAACCTGTTACCCCAGAAATCTTTTTCTATTTCTTTTATATGATTGGTAAAGTCATCCAGTGATTTAATTCCTTTTGAAATAAAGTGATCACTCAGAGCCATGCCTGGCAAATTAACACCTTCTCCAGATTTCCATCTTCCATGTGGTAACTTTCCCCAACCACATGCCATTCCTTCTGCACAATTTCGAAAGTAATCCCCGTAGAATTCTGGGAAGACGAAACCGTTCTTTGCTGCATTTCTGAGATAGGAATGCTCTGGGATATCTTTATTGAAGTCATCTATCATAAATATTTGTTTGGCCATATCAGCATGCATATCCGTTGTGGAGTCATGGATGTATTTTAACATATTTGGATCTTTGTGATAACATGCAGCTATTCGTACCTCCAATCCACTGTAGTCAATTCCTAATAATTGATGACCGGGACGTGGAAACAGTGCCCGGCGAGTGAGTAACATTGATTCTTTATCTCGCTTTGGAATATTCTGGAAGTTAGGACGATCACTCGAAGACCTGTAAGTACGAACCAAATGCAGGTTGAATGAAGGATGAATATATCCATTGATCTGTTCCCGAAGAAATCCATCCAGGTAAGTATCCCTGTTCTTTTTCAGTTTTCGAATCTGAAGTAAATTATTCAGTTCAGGGATTCCCAGTCCAAGTAAAGCCTCCTCATCCGTGGATCCTTTTCCGGTTTCAGTTGTTTTGAGTGGTTTGAGTTTCTTTATGGTGTATAAGAAAATACGAAGCTGGGTATCACTGTAGATATTTACTTTTCCCTTTACGGTATGTTCCCAATGTCTGTAGAACTTGGTAGATAGGAATTTCTGTTCTAATCGTTCAATTTGTTTGGTCAGTCGTTTCTTTGCACTTTCAATATATTCCACATCACATCTAATACCCTGGCGTTCAGCCCGGGCCAGTGCCAAAGTTCCTTGATGAAGTAACCGGTATGCTTCGAGTGATGTGGGTTCTATTTTCATATTAATAAGTGGTTTCAATTAATATGGTCGGGTCATAATATGTTTGAAATCCAATAATAGTTACCGGACCAAATAATTCAATAAATCGCCACATCTGCATTTTAGTATACCCTTCTTTATCTGCTTTTCTTCTGAAGTCATCCGCATTTTTTGCTAATCTATTATGAGGAAGGCTGGTCATGATTTTATTATTCTGTTCAGCTAAATATTGATATCCACGGTCATTGATTTTGACCTTGATGTTCTCGTTTAAATTCAGATATAATTTCATATAGTAGTATTTACATTAATATATTTCTTTCCATTCCTGAGTGCTATAGACAAACTCAGTGGAATACAACAACGATTTGAGTCAAACCACGCATTTAGATCCTGATAATCTAATATGTAATGCCATGCTTCGACCAAGGCTTCACATCGTATTCTGTATTGGTACAAATCCATTTCAATTTTAGAATGGGAGGAACTCATATCCAAGTTCTTTAATTTGTTTCATAGCCAACATCCTTTCATAATAACTATCAAAAGCGCAATACTTCAATACTTTCTTCACTCCTCCTGGTTGATCCAACAGCTCCTGAATCTGATTAATGGCATTTCCACCGTACTTCTTTTCATTTGCTGAGGTAGCTTTTAAGTATGGAGTGACTTCGGAGGCATAATCAATCACTCCAAATTGGACATATACCTGAAATTTCAGTCCGGTCACGTACTGGCGA